CTAAACCTAAAATAAAATTATAACATAAACGTAATGCACCTATTCTGAAACTCATTCAGCATTGTCATCATCTGATTCAAATTCCTCAATGTCTTCAAAACTTTCTATTTCATCTTCATCAAATTCTCGAGGAGCAGGAATTAAACCTAAAGATCTCATTTTCATGATTATTCTCCATTCTCTAGCAAGTTTCTTATTTTCAGGTTCATAATCCTCCATGGTGTAATTACCAGTACATAAAGTGTTTAATTTGACAGTTAATTCATTATCTAATTTAAAAAGAAGATCATCCCAAAGAATTAAGTCAGAATAATCAGGTTTAAAGGTATTATAATTCTGAGTTTCAACTAATAATAATGCATCCTCCATGATAGTTGTCTCATTGACTAAGTCAATTAAATTATCTGAAACAATTGGTAAATTTGCAACCGCAGATATCATTTCTTCCTCAACTGTAGATAATTCCATAATAAAATCTTCATAATCATCAGGTAATTTTCCTAACCCATCATCAATTTCTGTTTGTAATAATTTCTTTAATTTAGATTTTTCACCAAATCCTAACCTAATCATTCGCTGTCTTAATGACTCTGTCACAAACTTTGATAAATTTGTTCCAATTCTCTGCCTCATCATCATTAACAAGGCATCTTCATATTTTAAACAATGTCTAGATTGACCCATACCTGATCCAGTTGGGTAAAATGAAATTGTATCTGAATATAATGTTGATCCTGAAATCTCAGTGGAAATTAAAGCTTTAATACATTTCCCTTTCTCAACCTTGATCTCATAATTCACTATTGGGAAAGTTTTAAAATCTCTATGGTAAGATAATTGTTTAACTGGGGTTCCTTTAACACTTGAAAATTTTGCTCCTTTCTTTGTCTTTACTATGCAAACATGTGATTTTTCTTCAACTGTTTCTAATTTTAATTTACGAATGATTGAGGTTAATACATCTATATATTGTGTAATTAATGATGGATTTGATATACTTATACTCAATAATAAGTTATCTTTCAGTGTTAAAATCATGATGGCTCCATGCATATCTACCCGAATGGTTCCTCTACCAATCCATTTTTTATCTTCAGTTTGTTTTTGAGGAACTATAAAGCTTAATAAATAAGAACCATTTAAACTCATTACACTATCTCGAATGACTTCTTGATCCACCTCATCAATTAATTGAGTTATGGCTAGTAATTTCCTGTATCTAATAGGTAGCATACGAATTTCTCGACTAGTTCGTGGTCTACATAGTTTTTCTTTGAATGATTTTATTGTTTCAATAGGATCTTTCATCACACCTTCTAACTTTTCTTGAATCTTCTCAGGGAAATTTACCACAGGATAAATATCATTTTCAAGATTCAAACATTCACCTAAATCAGTATTTGAAGTTAATCCAGTTGGTCTTTTTAGTCTACAATTTTTCCTTTGACAAAATTCTAAACATGCTAGATATGTTCCTAACATGGTGTTTGTCCTCCTACCAGTATGTAGAAATGAAATAGTCTTGTCAGCATCCATTTCTTGAGTTACAACATTCTTTAAATTAACATGAACATTACCATCCATACCTAATTCTTCAAAATTGCTTAAAGTTTCACTGTATGATGCACTTAACCAATCATATTCCAACTTATAATCCTCTAGATAATGAATATTCTCCTTAAAACTGGATCCATTGGGAATAGAAAACCACAAGAATTTGACGACACTTAATAAAGATTGCTCACAAGATGCTCTAACTTTTGGCATTTTAAGTTTAACTGGAATTTTCCTTCTTCTCCCACAATAATATGGAGCATACACATAACTAGATATCATATCTCTAATAGTTTTTACATGAACGTCAACAACTTTCCTAGACTCAACATCTGTTGTCATTTCAAAAATTGTTTTTAAGAACGCAGGTAATGACATTTTTCTCCTAATCCATTCACCCTCTTCCCTAATTGATAAAGTTAAACAAGCAGATGAGTTAATGTATGATCCAACAACCATCATTGCACTTGAATCTTCAAATGAGAAGGCTCTAGAAACTCCCGATGAAATAGCTTTTAGTGTTATTTTGGATTTAACATCATCTAAGTCAATTGATGGTCTATATAACATACTTGGATTAGTGTCAACCACTGAGTAAGCTTTTTCAATATCTTCACGTCTCGCAACCTTCTTTTTAAATTTTCTATATCGCTTATCATTTCCAATATAAACAGAACCTTGTACTAATAACCCAGCTTTTGAATCAAAAGTTCCAGAAACATGTTTCATTACAACGGTTTCTGTCCTTCTTGAATTGGATGATGTTTCTAAATGATTAAATAAAGTGTAATCAAATCCCAAACTTGTTCCTATTATTTCTGGTGAAATAACATATAGCCAAGTTGCAGGATGACTACACATCTCGATATAATTAGATAAGTTTGACCAGACTTCTTCATCTATGGTACTTAGTCCAATGGATTCATAATGATTAATAGCCATAGCGATTTCTAAAACTTTGCATGTCTCCATAGACAATCCATTAGAAAGACAGTCATTTAAACTATTATGATCATTTCTTTGTTTCTCAATGCAACTCTGTGTGACCTTAATTAATGTTGCCGCCCATGCAAATTTAGTTGGTACAGATAACACTGTATTGCGATAACTCCAGAAAGAGTTGAATTCTTCAACACCATTCTCTACATATCTAGTGCTCTTCTCAATGGAAACTTTTGCACACATAAATGGATAGCTTTTAATTAAAATCTCTGACGCAACCAAAGATCTTAATCTTGATCTCATAATAGATTGTGGATCATCTTTCCGTAGAATTATTGAGAATAGACTAGATCCATCATCTGATGATTCTTTTGTTGTATGAACAACTCTAAGAACTGTGGCACTATCCTTTTTGACATATTTTTCCATAACTTCACTCATCATCATCAAATGTCCTGAGTGTAAAATTGTTGAGCAATAATGGAAAATTCCCTGCATAAAATTAGACTTATTCTTCACCATAATTGATAAAAAACCATTATTTAATACACCACCATCATTCAAAAACTCTTTCTTTAGAATATTCATTGATTCATTAAAACTTTCAATGGTGGGATTCTTAATAAAAGCATCCATTAGATCACATGGCATCTCATGTCTCTTCTCAGTTGCTAAATTAAAAATAACTCTGATTGCATTACTCATAGATGGCCATGATCTAGTTAATAAAGAAAAACAAGATCCAAAGGCAGAGAAAACAAAATTCTGGCACCAAGTTTGACAATCTAATGAGTCAAAAACTGATAATGTTTTTAGAGTACCTGCTTCTGCTCTTAATCTCTGATAATGTGATGGTGTCGAATTTATTTTGTCCTTGCCCTTAGTCAAAAATTCATTAGAACAATCTTCTGCTATTGTTCTTGCAATTGATTCAACAAATCGAATAACAATTCTTGCAACCATAGTCAAAATAAAGATTTCTCTTACACCACCAATCTGATTCTTTTTGAAAAGTGCAGTGACAATTCCTCCAATTTTAACACATAATTTTATCAATTCTGGTAATGCTTTGTATGGTGATATAGTCTTACTTTCTAATTTCTTCAAAACAAACAAGACTCCTTCTAATGCCCTTGTAGTTTTACCATGCTTTGCTTTCAAATTTGAAGGGTCATATTTAATATCTGCCCACTTTCCAATATCCAAATGACTCATTTCTAAACTAGCTTTAAAAGTAGCAAATTCCTCATAGGTGATTTTATTTAGATTATTACAAATTTTGAGATTTAAATCTGATTCTGAAATTCCCTTATCTGCTAAAGATTCAATAATCTTCAATGCACAATTATTAAGATGTTGTTGATGAAATCCGTGTGAAGGAATCTCGTCAGGTGATATATCTCCAGTTGAACCAATTGTAACACTTTCTATAGCTTTTAATTTCAGCTCTTCTTTTGTCATTTTAACAAAAATTTGTAAATTAGATGACATTTGATTTGCTTTATCTTTATTATGATATATTCCACCATATGATAATGCTAAAGCTTCCTCATAATTTAGTAACTTTTCCTTGGAGATAAAAGAAATCAAATCATCCACATTATCTTGAGAACTATCAACTTGATCTTCATCATATGTTGCATATCTTTGTGTCCTATTTCTTGACATATATAAAAATGATGATATAGTTGATTTTATTGCAAAAGCTGCCAATCTAGATCTTATGATGGTTGGAAACTTTGGAATGTTTTCTAAGAAAGGTACTGACATTAATTTTGAACTATTCGTCTTCATGTATGAGAATCTTAATTGTTGTAAAAATTCTGATGTTTGGTTTGCATTTTCTAAAAAGACTAATGTAAAAAATAAAGACTCTTTAGTTGCACGATTTTTATGATTTAAGTCCAATCTTGATGAAAAAACATCAAAGAATGATGCAAAAATTGTAAGAACACTTTGACTAGCACATAATAAATGACTAATGTCATGACGTCTAGTAGAACTAATTTTAGTACAATAATAATCACCAATATCAACCCAATCCCTGAAACATGAGAAATAATCTGGAATCTCACTTCCCTGTTTTTCAATGATCACAGAATAAAAAGAATGTTTATTACTACCAGTGTTATGAATTGCCAATGCAGCTTTATATCCAGGAATGATATTAACATAAAAATCCTTCTTTCTTGTTGGCTTCTTATAACATGTATTAATTTCAGACATAACTGAGGAAAGAAAATCTAATGCATTTCCTAATTTAGAATTATAAAATTGATCACAAAATCTTTTTGATTCACCTGCCTTTAGTCCTCCTGAACGAAGTAATTTTTCTGATAATCTATAAGATCTTGCTGGTCTATCAATTTTGGAGAAAAGATCTTCAGCATTGGCCAAGAAATTTTCATAGTCACCTGTCATTAGTCTATCATCAATAGGAAATCCAAATTCACTTTGTGTATTGATTTGCGGTTTTTCCTTCCTTGATTTTGCAAATAATCCTTCATTTGCTAGTTCATCTAATACAGATTCATTCACCTTCAATTGAATTCTATTAATTTGTTTCATTCTTTCCTGATGATCTGGATCTAGTCGTATCTGCTCTTCTCCTTCAACAGAATAATTAATTAATAGACATTCCTTAAAAGATTTACCTTTTATATAACCAATTCCGCCTTTCAACAAACTTGACCACAATTGTGCAATTGGATCTAATGATGTAATAGCCAGTTGATCATCAAATAATCCTTCTTGTACTATAGCCAATGAGATTGGTAGCTTCTTTTGATGATTTGGTGGTCTCAATGGTAAACTATTAATACTTTTAGTGTATTCTTTTACCAAATTAAGATCTTTTTCGTATGCCAAATCTAAAGCAGTATCTTTTACACTAATATTTTTATTTATCTCTTTGATGCTTTCATTGATCAACGTGTCATATATCCAGACTTTCTTTTTAATATTTTGCCAATTTGTCCAGGTTTCTTTTGAAATAGTATGCTCAGATTTGGGGATTAAATTATCAAAAGTATCATCAATACACTCCAAAACTTCATCGTATTCTTTGATTAGATCAATTGAACCTTCACTAGATGTAAATCCAACAATGGCAGCTGACATTTGCACTTTTTTTCCTATCAGATAAGCTTTACAAATATCAAATACTTCATCATCTGTCAGATCAAAATTTGATGTTACAGATGATGGTCCAACTCCCAAAACCAACAATTTTACACCTCTTTTCCTACAAGCGTTAGAGTAGCTAGATGGTCCCTCCATTTTCATAGAAAATACATACTCAGACCCTAGTATAGAAGTACCAATTTCTAAGAACCATGACCCACCAAATATATCTGGAGTTTTATTGTCCCAAATATCATTACACGCTGGTAATACATCACACATACGTCGTTCTCTAATTGTTGAGAATAATGAGGCAACAAGATGATGAGGCAATCTATCAAGTTCATAAGTGTCAAACTTCAATTTTTGTGGTAGATAAGAAGATAAAATTTGACTGGCTGATTCTGGATCAGTTTCTTCAGGAATGACATATAGTCCAATTGAATCACGCTCAACCTGAAATGTTTCTTTAAGTTTAATGTCACAAACATATGTTCTTTTTTGGGAACCGATAGTGATTTTTGGTGTGTCCTTAAGAGTGTTCATCTTAATGTTGTTAGTTATTCAGTAATTTTTGGTTTAG